CCTCGTCGACGCAGGCCAGCGCCCGCAGAACCTCGGCCCGATCCTCTTGGGAATTGATGGGACGATCCTGCCCCTTGATCCGGCGGACAGATGCGTCAGAGTTCAGGCCGACGACCAGCTTTGTGCCGAGCGCTTTCGACGCCTGCAGGTATCGGATGTGGCCGACGTGCAGGATGTCAAAGCAGCCGTTGGTGAAGACTAGCATGTGCGCTGGATCGCCACTTGGTAGCCTCCGGGGGTTTCCAGAACCTTCAGGCGGTTCCAGTTGCAGGCGATGAAGGCATCAACAGCCTGCTTCGGGCTGTCGTGGATGCTCTCGCCGTACCGCCAGCTGACCGCATCGTCGAAGACCATGACGCCGCCCACGCGCAGGAGCTCAAACCCCAGAGCCGCATCAAGGAGGACGTCCTTGGCGAAGTGTGAGCCATCGACGTAGATCAGGTCAGCCACGACGCCACGCTGTTTGAGTTCGATCAGCCCATCCAGCGAGGACTTGTCGATGTGCTCGACTTCGGGGAACTCGGGCAGGAAGCTGGTGAAGACCTCACGGGCCGAGGCCACCGTGGTGTCGGTGAGGTTCTCTGACGCCGCGAACGGGTCGATGGCGTAGTGGCGGTAGGCCCCCGAACCTCGGAGCAGGCTGGTCAGGTTGAAGGTGGTCTCGCCCTCAAAGACGCCGATCTCAATGACGGTGTTCGGGATCAGGACTTCGTTGAAGATGCGTGAGAGGGTCGCCTTGGTGTGGTCATGGAAGACGACAGAAAAGTTCACGTGTCCAACCTATCGTTGCGAAGGGTGCTCCTGCCCTCTTTCGGGCGGCCCAAGATCGTCGTCTCTTGGTCTTTCACGTCATATGCGAATACGCCCATCTGGTGAATGGGGAAAATGTCGGCGCGCAACAAAATGTCGAGCGGGGCGTTGATCCCGTACTTCAGCACATGGGCCAGCATGTTCTTGGCCACGGCAGGATCAACGGCATAGGCGTGAGCCCGGCAGATGAAGTGGTAGTTCGGCCCCTCGCTGGCGTGCGGTGGCGTCGGCATGACACCCCAGCCTTGGTTCACCTGCTCGTTGCTGCCCAGATAGCAGATCGAGTTGAAGACGGCATGCTGCGTGTAGGGCTGCACCATGACGGCGTCATGCTCAAGGATCACAAGCGGTCGGTCTTCCAACACGCACTTCTGCCAGAGGCTGATGTGGCTCAGAGCGCAGGCCACCTCGCCTCGGGTCATGTAGTGGTCGGTCACCTTAACCATGGCAGGGACGCCGCCGTGGTGCTCTGGCGGCTGGATCGGGTTCTGGATGCCGTCGTAGGCGTCCCAGTATTCCCACGGCATGCCTGCCAAGTCGCAGCTGTCGGCAGCGCGCTTGGCCTTCTCCTCGGATGAGGGGTGACCCTTGACCCGGATGATGTAGGCCTTGGTGACCGTCTGGTCGTAGCCGTAGTTGAGGGATTTCACGGGTTAGCCTTTGGTGATGGCGAGGGTTGAATTAGAACCCGCTGCTACCAGCGACCAGTTTAGAAGAGAGCCAATTTGAACGGGACTTGAACGGGCGATAACAGTACCGTCGCCAAGACGACCACTGCTATTATCTCCCCACGCCCAAAGAGTGCCGTCTGTTTTAACTGATACAGCAAAAGCTTCTCCAGCAGATGCTGTTGCCCACGCTGACAAAGAACCAATCTGCACAGGGCTTGATCTATTTTGACCGTATGCCAAACCTATTCCAAGTTGCCCATTACCATTAAGTCCCCACGACCAAATAGTATTATCCGTTTTAACCCCTACAGTAAAGCTTTCCCCTGCCGAAAGGTTGCCCCAATTTGTAAGCGCACCAACCTGAACAGGGCTGGAGCGGTTAGTGGCCGTGTTGTCTCCAAGCTGACCATTAGCGTTTCCGCCCCAAGACCACAAGGTGCCATCTGTTTTTACAGCCGCAACATGGTTTGTGCCGATAGAAACACTTGACCAGTTTGTGAGAGCCCCAACCTGTATTGGGCTGGACTTACTGATAATCGTGCTGTCCCCAAGTTGACCAGAGGTTCCTTGACCCCACGCCCACAGTGTGCCGTCATTTTTTACCGCTAAAAAAGTTGAGCCGCAAGAAATATTGGCCCAATTTGTAAGCGCACCAATCTGAACAGGACTTGATCTACTGACAGTATCGTTTTGCCCAAGTTGTCCTAGATTGTTAAAGCCCCAAGACCACAACTCTCCATTAGTTTTTATAGCCCCAATAGACGACACTCTTGCGCTAAAAGAGTACCAATTAGTTAGAGCACCAACTTGGACAGGACTTGATCTAGACACAATATCGCCTTGACCGAGTTGTCCGCGCGAGTTTGCGCCCCACGCCCAAATTGTGCCATTTGTCTTCAAAGAAGATGAAGAGGTTGTGCCCGCGCTGATTTGACTCCAGTCTGTCAGCGCCCCAATTTGAACAGGACTGGATCGGCTTACAACAGTGCCGTCGCCAATCTGGCCACTACTGTTAAGCCCCCACGCATAAAGCTCCCTCGGCAGCACAGGCTTCGGCCAAGTGTCCGATTTCTCCCCAGCCAAGACGTCCGCCAGCGTCCAGACCCCGGACGCGCTTCCGCCCTCCCCGCCAACCGGGGGAGTAATCGTCGGTGGGGTCTTTCGGATCAGGCCGCCGGGATACCGCTCGGACATGACTTACAGGCCCAGCGCATCCAGCTCGTCATGCGTAGCCGCAGCCGTGATGGCCGCGATGTTCGCATCGCGAGTCGCCTTTGCAGCCGCAGCAACGGCGGCGTCGTAGAAGTCATCCGGGTTGTCGTTGACCTCCTTCGCCGCCTCGGCGTTCACGACTGCGGTATAGGCAGCCTTCTGCGCCGAGATGAGCATCTCCTGACGCTCCTCGACGCTCACCTCGCGCGAACCCCAAACGATCTGCGCCGGTTCGACGTCGATGTTGAAGTGGTGCGTGGTGTAAATCTCGCGGTTCGGGACGATGTCGGGGTGAACCTCGACAGCCTCACGCCAGCCGGGCTCCGACGCCAGCTTGTCAGCCGACGGCTTGTAGTCCCAGACGTCCGTAACCTGACCGTTCTTGACCCGAATCCAGAAGCCCGTTTTCGTAGGCATGCTGAAGCTCCTTTTTCAATTCCCCAAAGACTGTCGTCCAGTCCCCATGTCCACTCTGACGGAAGAGGCGAACGCTGTCGTACCACTCCGTCCGCTGTCCCGGCTTAGCCCAAAGATAATACGGCAGCACCGGAACCACAATCCATGTCGGAACGCCCATGGCACCAGCCAAGTGAGCCACCGATGTGCATGACGATATCACAAGATCGCAAGATGCAACAGCCGAAGCTGTGTCCGACCACGAAGAAAGGTTCAACTCCCGAACCCACGCGGGCCGATGCTGCGCGCCCTCGTCACGCTGCAGGCTGACATACTCGACATCCAAGCCCCGCACCGCGTTAAAGAGAAGCTGCGCCGGGAAGAGCCGATGCTGCTGATGCTCGAACTCGGGGTTGCCCTGCCAGCGCAGGCCGATCCGCAACTTGGCACCCCTCGTGTGCGGGCGCGGGAGGTAGGCCGACCCGTCGATGTCCTTGTACTGCCACCGCATAGGCAGGCTGGCCGTCATGCTGGGCAGCCAGAAGTCATGCACCACGCCGAAGGCAGCCTCGTGCTGGATGACCATGTCCACGCCCTCGGCCTGACGTGCCACCAAGGCCAGCGGCCCGGAGCAGGCCACGATGACCTGATTGCCGCGCTTCTTCAACTCGCGGGCAAAGCGCAGGCCGTGGATTTGGTCGCCCAAGCCCGCCTCAAGGTTCAAGAGCGCGGTGCCGACCTGCTGCCCATCCCACAGCGGCGTCGGCACTTTCGGTGCCTCGTTGCCAAAAACCTTCTCGATCCGGCCACGCTCAAGGAGCATCATGCCGTCGTGCAGGTGGCCCTTGCGCATCTCGTACCAGCCGCGATTGAAGGCCGCGCGATGGTTCTTCGGCTCCTTGATCGCCAGCTCCTGAGCAATCTCCTCGCCGCGCTTGAAGTCGCCGATGATCCCGGCGGCCAACTGCATGTCGAGCGGGTGGATCATCTCGGTCGTCAGCGGCTTCTCGCGCCAGAAGCAGGGCTGCACGAAGTTCTGGCGCATGTGCTGGAGGATGTCGGCGGAGTCTTCGTTGTGACGCTTGGCCAGCTTCGGTGCCACCGTGTGCAGGCCGGGGACGTTCCAAATCTCCTCGTCACGCTCCTTGGGGGCGTGCTCGTCGAGGTGGTTGAAGTCGTAGTCGAAGTCGCTGATCTCAAGAAACTCGTGGATGCGGGCGAGTTGCTTCTTGGGGTCGGCGATCAGGTCTTCGTACTCGACAAAGAGGAAGCAGGACTTGTCGTAGTTGAAGCCCGTGAGAAGCACCTGATAAGACTTCTTGAGGTGGTCGATCAGGTCACTGTTGCGGAGGAAGTCCTCAATGTCATTGGGCTTCGCCACGCGCACGAAGGATGCCGCGCAGTCGTCGATGTTGCGAACGGTGGCGATGATCTTCGGCTTTCGGCCCAGAAGTTCGTGCAGCACGCGCAGGCTTGAGACTTCGGCCCAGTTCCGCGCCTTGTCGATCACGACAGGCTTTTCCACCTTGGCGTACTTGGCGTCCATGATGCCACGCAGCACGGCCTTGATCTGGTCTTCGTCCGGTGCCGCCTGCTCCGCCGAGCTGCCCTGCCACGCCTTGAAGGTGTTGAACATCACCTCGCCCATGCCGCTGGTGGGGCTGGCGTGGAGGTCAGGATGCTGGTTCAAGAGCGCGGCAAGGACGGTGCTGCCCGAGCGGGGAAGGCCTGCGAGGAAGTGGAAGGTTTTCTGGGGCATTAGTTGGTGACGCCTTGAAGGATGGCAAATGTGCTATTAAAGCCTGCGGAGGTAGCAGACCAATTTGTGCCAGCTCCAACTTGGACGGGGCTAGAACGGCTGATCGTTATAGCAATATTTTGCCCCAACTGTGCGTTTAGATTGTCGCCCCATGTCCACAAAGTCCCGTCAGTTTTGATTGCCGAAGTAGCGGAACCCCCGGCAGACACACGCAGCCAATTTGTCAACGCGCCAATCTGAACCGGGCTGGAACGATTAGCGACGGTGCCGTCTCCGAGCCTTCCGTTAAGGTTAGACCCCCACGCCCACAGAGTTCCATCAGTTTTTACAGCTGCAACATGTGCATTTCCGAAAGAAGCGCTCGACCAGTTTGTTAACGCGCCAACCTGAACAGGGCTAGAGCGGTTAACCGTTGTTGCAATGTTTTGTCCAAGACGGCCATCGGTGTTCCGGCCCCAAGTCCACAATGTCCCGTTAGTTTTAACTGAAACCATGGCGTTTGAGGTTACCGAAATCGAAGACCAGTTTGTCAGCGCGCCAATCTGAACAGGGCTGCCCACACTAGCCACGTTATTCCTGCCCAACTGACCGTAGTCATTGGCACCCCACGTCCACAACGTACCATCAGTTTTTATAGACGCCGTAGAGCTAGCGGCAGTGGCGACAGAAGCCCAGTTTGTCAGTGCGCCGATCTGAACGGGACTTGACCTAGACACGCTCGCCCCGTCACCAATCGAACCAAAAGTTCCAAAACCCCAAGCCCACAGAGTTCCGTTGGTTTTTATAGCACCGGAAGTTCTTCCGGCTGACACCGAAGACCAGTCCGAAAGCAAGCCGATCTGGACAGGAGAAGAGCGAGAAATAATTGTCCCGTCACCGACTTGTCCATTAGCATTTTCCCCCCAAGCCCACAATGTGTTGTCAGTTTTGAGGGCCAATGCGCTTCTGACACTGTATGCGGTAGCGGATATCTTCGCCCAGTACCAATCAGTTAAAGAGCCGACTTGAACTGGGCTGGAGCGAGGCTGCGCTCCGTAAATGCCCAACTGCCCGTAGTCGTTAGCCCCCCACGCATACAACGCGAACGTCGGCAACCCCGTCCACGTCCCTGCGGCCACGGCCTGCAGTTGCTCCATCAAGCCCCATTTTGCGGAGAAATTCGGCATTTAGGTTACTCCGTAGAGGGCGAGGGTTGCGGCGTTGCTGGTAGAAACCTGAACCCAGTTTGTGAGCGCGCCCACTTGGACAGGACTTGAACGGTAAATGTTGTTGTTTTGGCCGGTTCTGCCGCCTGAAGCAGACCCCCAAGACCATAGCGTGCCGTCTGCTTTAACGGCAGAACAAAAATCACGACCTGCTGAAGCCTGCAGCCAGTTCGTAAGTGCGCCGATCTGTACGGGGCTAGACTTTAGAATAACAGTCCCATCGCCAAGCCCTCCATTGGCATTGTCGCCCCAAGACCAAAGAGTTCCATCTGTCTTTTTTGCGACGGCATGAGAAAAACCCATAGAAACTTTAGACCAATTCGTTAAAGACCCAACCTGAACTGGACTAGAACGAAGCGTAGATACTGGAAGATTAAGCCCAAGAGCTCCGCGATAGTTTGAGCCCCACACCCACAAACTTCCCTCGGTTTTCACTGCTGCTGTTCTGTCTCTAGAGGTAGAGACATGCATCCAGTTTGTGAGTACACCAATCTGAACCGGGCTGGAGCGTGGCACTACGGTGCCGTCTCCGAGTTGTCCGCTAGTGTTAGAGCCCCACGCCCACAAAGTTCCGTCAGTTTTTACGGCAGCTGCTTGCTCACTGTTATTGGAGGACACTAAAGACCAGTTTGTCAGTGCGCCAATTTGAACGGGGCTGGAACGATTGACGCGGTTGTTTTGTCCAAGTTGACCTTGGCTGTTCCAACCCCACGCCCACAAGGTGCCGTCGGTCTTTACCGCAAACGTCGCGTAACCCGCCGCGACAAACAACCAATTGGTCAGAGAACCTACCTGAACAGGGCTGGAACGATTGACGCGGTCGTTTTGACCAAGTTGTCCTTCACCGTTGTAACCCCACGCCCACAAGGTGCCGTCGGTCTTTACCGCGCCAGATGTGTATTTAGAGGCGGAGACCTGAGACCAGTTTGTAAGTGCACCCACCTGAACGGGGCTAGAGCGGTTGATGATGGTGTTGTCCCCAATCTGACCACCGACGGTGTTTACTCCCCACCCCCAAAGACTGGCTCCCGAATACTGTACCACATTCCCCGTATTGAACGCCGAAACGCGCCCCGGCCCATAAATGTTGGACGCCGCAGCACGAACTTTGAAGGTGCCGCTGCTTGCGGAAATGCTAATCGGAGACGCTGACCCCGTCGCGCCGACCGATGCCCCGGTGCTTTCGTTGACCGCCGTGACCGTATAGCCCGTGACCGCGCTTCCGCCGGGGTTGGCGGGCGCAGTGAATGCCACAGACATGGTTCCGATGCCGTTCGTGACAGACGTGATGGTCGGGGCGTCGGGGGCTTTCAGAAGGTCAAAGCCGCCGTCGACGTAGCCGCCTTGGGACGTAGCCATACTAGCCTCCTAACGTCACGAAATGTCCTCGTAGGAGATTATCACCTTGAGGTCGTTTGCGGAACCCGCCGTCGCACCGATCGACTTGTCTTCCTCAAGATAAATCGAGGTGTTCCGGTCGATGACCACGAGCGAGGAGTCAGCCGGAACCGAGACCGTGCTCACGATCTGCGAGGCCGTGCCGCCAAGAGCCGCAGCGGTGTAGTAGTTGATCGTGATGTCGGCGGCGTTGGTGCCGTCCACGTTGGCCACGATCAGCGACTCAATCTTGAAGACCTTGTTGGATGACGCCGCGTTGCTCAACACAGACGTGGCGCTGGTGGAAGTCAGGTCAATCACGGCGGACTTGCCGATGATTGAGGTGACGTTGACGATATTCGGGGCTGCCACAGTTTATCTCCTTATCCAAAAATCAAGGTGAAGGCGATTGCCTTGCCAGCTGAGATGCCCGCAGACGGCGTTGTGAATGTCAGGTTGCCCGAGCCATCCGTGCTGACGACTTGGCCTGCGGTTCCGTCTGCTGTCGGATATTTAAGGCCCGCCGGGTTGTTGATGATGCTCTTAACCGTCCCCGACGCATTCTCTGCGTAGATGGCCATGTCGGCATCATTGATGTTGATCGCGAGTTCGCCGGGGTTCAGGTTGCCAGCGGAAGGCGCGGCACCTGACGTGGTGCTGCGGTACAGCTGAATCGGAGTGTATCCGGTCTGCGGCATTGCTGTTACCTCTTTTCAGGGTTGTTGGCGGGCATTATGCCCTTAAATTCAGGGCAACGCGATAGCTTATTCATCAAAACGTCCCCCCATCCAGTCCGCCCCAGCTCGGCGCGCTCGCACCATTCGACAGCAACACCTGCCCAGCCGTGCCATTGGCCAAGAACGTCGTCGCACCGGCGCCGGTCTGATACGGGATTTGGCTGGCCGCGCCGCCTGCAAGGTTGGTGGCTGTCCCCACGGCGAGCGTGGATTGCGTCCGGTTTTCCCAGCGCGAATCGACGCTGTCGTAGACGATGACATCGCCGCCCGTCAGCGAGGTGAACTGCACGTTGCCGTCGGTGCCACCCAAAACCGAGCCGAAAGTTGGACGCACGAACAGGATGCCGTTGGAGGCATGCGCGTAGACGACAGCGGCCATAAGGGCGATGGCATTCGGGGTGTTCGGCTTCGTCTTGGTCAGGCCGCCCGTGACAGCCGGGTTGTAGTAAAGCACGTCGCCCTGAACCCAAACCTCAGCGCCGCCCGTGGTGTTAATGCCCTTGATCTCGCCGAACTCAACGACAGTGATCCAGTCGTTGGTGATCCCTGTCTCCATAGCGATGCCGAGGATGTAGCTGGACTGCTCCGGCAAGAGGCCCGTGGCAGGCGCAGCCGTCAATCCTCCGCTTGCGCCCAGCGTGCCCGTGAACATGAGCACTTGGCCCTTGGTCGCACCAGCCGACAGCTTGACGCGGTAGTACATCTCCTCGCCGACGTGCTGGATCACGGCGCCGTTCATCTGGAACGCCAGCGTCTGGAACATGTCGGCGTCGTCGTAATAAAGGCGCCCGGTGGCGTCCGTCACGGTGGCCGTGGTGTCGAATTGGATAAAGTCCGGCGAGCTGATGCCGCCCGTGACGCCGGTCATGGAGGTGATGTCGGCATTCGCGCCAGAGGCAGCCGCTCCGAGGTTGGTGCGGGCTGTGCTCGCATCCGTAGCCCCGGTGCCGCCATTGGCCACAGCAAGCGTGCCAGCGATCGTGATCGTGCCCGAAGAGGTGATCGGGCCGCCAGATGTCGTGAGGCCCGTGGTGCCGCCAGAGACGTCGACAGATGTCACGGTGCCCGCGCCCGCCGTGTCCCAAGTGAAGGCAGAGCCTGTCCACTTTAGGAACGTGGCGGAGACTGTCGGCGCGTCAATGAAGGCGCTGGTGTTTGATCCAGTGTTGTAGACGATCTTGTTGGCCGCGCCGCCCGCCACGTTGGTCGCGGTCGCCGCATTGCCGCTGACGCTGATGCCCCACGTGCCGGTGGCACCCGTGCCTGACGTTGATGGTGCACCGACATCAGACGCAGTCAAAACCACGACGCCCGTCTGCCCGTTCACCGAAGTCACGGACCCAGAAACCGCCGTGGTCACGTTGGTAATGACGCCCTTGGCGTTGACCGTGATGACCGGGATCGCGGTGGACGAGCCGTAGGTGTTTGCCGAGACGCCAGAGTTCGGCAGGTCGGCGTTGACCATGGCGCGGAATGCCGTGGGGGCGTCAGGGCCAGCCGCAGGGCCCGCGTAGATGACGTTGGCGGGCTGATCCACGACCAGAAGCGCGGAGCCCCACGTGTACTCCCCGGTGCCGTTCGAAACCAGAACCTGACCCGCAGTGCCAACCGGGCCGACATACAGGCCATCAGCGCCGCACCAGATGATCGCGCCCTCGTCAGGTACAATGCTGCGTGCCGTGCCGCCGTTATCAAGTCCGAGCAGGCCGTCCACTTGGTCATCATCCGCGAGGTCGATGGCCGGGTGCGTGTGGTCGGCGCGGGACATGTCGGTCGAGACGCCCGCAGAGCCGGTGGTGTCAACAGCCAGAGGCGTCGCATTGCTCAGATTGGCCGTCAGGGTGACGTTACCAGTGAGAGCGCCGCCACCACTCAGGCCCGTCCCGGCGATGACCTGACGGCTGTCCGGGACATAGCCGCTGATTGACGCGGCGATGGTCGTGGCGGCCACCACGCGGCCCGTGGTGTCGACGGTCAGGACAGGGATTTCAGTGGCCGAACCATAGGAGCCCGGCGTCACCCCGGACGATGCGAGCTGCACCGAGCCTACGCCACCGTTGGCGATCGACAGCGTGACGTTGGACGACAGTTGCCCGCCACCCTGTAGGCCCGTGCCAGCGATCACCTGCCGCGACGTCGGCACGCCCGCCACGCTCAGCAGGTCACCCACCCGGATTTGGTAGTTGTTGCCCTGATAGACGATCATCATCAGCGAGTTTTCGTCGGCCACGGGGGCGACGGGGAGCTGCGTGACGCGGGTTGGGATCAGATTGCTGGGTACGTCTGACATTTATAGCTCCAAGTATCCGTCACCATCTTCCGTGATGATGAACTCGTTGCCTTGCTCTTGGATCAACCCGGCGGGGCGGGTGTTGATCGGCGTGTCGGGGCGTACAAACGGGAGCACGATCTGGTCCGGTGGGCGAGGGGCGAGTCGGTATGGGTCGTATTGGTCGCGATCTTCCCGGCAGACCATCAGCCCCGGATAGTTCGGGTCCGGCGCCAGTTCGGAAAGAAAAAACTTGCGCGAGCAGCGTCCGCAAATTCCGATACCGTATGTCGGCTGTCCAGTAGGGTCTAGGTACAGCGAATTGCTCATGCGGTGTACGCCCTAATGCCGGGGTTAATCTGGATTGGCGAGCCGTCATTGTCGCCGTCCCACGCACGCTGCATGCTCACAGCCGCACGCTGCTCCAAGAGAGGCATCAAGGCTGCGTCAACCTGCGGCGTCTCGGCGGCGACCTTGCTGGCCAGACCATCGACGATGGCCTGCAGCCAGCGCTGCGGTACCTCGACCTCCTGCTGCAGGTTCTCGGTGTCCATGATCTGGCGGTGACGCCACAGGATCAGCTGCGCTTGCTCTGCAGCCGAGAACGGCGCGGGCCAAAGATAGACCACAGGCTCCGGCAGGTCGCGCTGGAAGTAGTAGTTGCTCGGGCGACCGGGGAACTGCAGGTTCGACTGGTTCACATACGAGTCGCGGTTTAGCTGGCCGAGCGGGATTTGCTGCGGCAGGTTGCCCAGCGTAATCGCAGAAAAATTCAGGGTGCCACTGGTCGCCACGATCCGGAAATAGGCATAGGCCAGAGCGCCGCTGATGTCGGTCCACGTAATATCGCCAGCCGATGCCGTGACACTTGATGTCCCCACGGTCGTCCACGACGAGCCATTTGTGCTGACTTGGAAGTTGACGGGCACGGCAGCCGCCGACCACTTGATGCCGACCGTGTTCACCACCGTCTGCGTGGTGAAGTTGACGGTGTAGCTGGTGGACGTGGTGACCGAAGCCCCACTGAGCAGCTGCAGCACGCGGTAGTTCAGGTTCAAGACCTCGACGGTGCCCGGCGGCAGCGTGATCAGCGGCTGGTTCTCATACATGGGAAGGATGAGTTGCTCGATGCACCAGCTGGGCGTCCTGATGTTGGCAAGCTCAGAAAGCATCAGGTACAGCGAGTCGAGCGCGTAGGTTTGCATCTCGGCGGTGATGGCCTGAGCGGGCAAACGACAGCGTCTGAAGGCGTGATCTACCACCTTCAGAGCGTTAAACGTCGTGCCGCTCACATTCCCGGAATAGGCCATACTGTCTCCGCTGCGTGATCAAAGCTGGCCGCTGGTTCAGCACGCCTCGGGAGTTTGTTCAGGGGAATTATAGACCAACCCCCCTGAAAGAGAAAGTCACTTCTTTTTCTTGC